TTCTTGTGGTTCGTGCTCTCTCTCTGTTACAAAAACTCTTCTACTTGTGTATGGTTGCGAGTCTCCTAAATAAAAATCTGTTAATGCTCCCATATCTTCTACAAGTGTCTTACAAGCTTTTTGTTGCTCCGCATTTAAGTTAGATTTGTTCATATCCTCTGCAAAGTATTTTATGTAATTTGTTAATTCTCTTAAAAAATCTGTAAGCTCTTTTCCTTTAACCACACCATTAGTACTTTCAACATCACCAAGAAAAATCTTACCAAATTCAGTTTCTAAATTTATTGTTGTGTTTGAACTTAAATTAATATTTCTTTGTGCAAACATAGAAACATCACCATTTGGATCCTTAGCATTAAAAGTCACGCAATCAGAATTAAGAACTATAGCTGAGCGATTATGTCCACCTAAATTATCTTGCAACACCTTACTTTTAGCAGCTATTTTTAAAGGTATATGTTGATTAGTTGTAATGTAAATACTAGATTCATCTAAATTTATATCCTCTGTATGTGGATAGGTTTCGTCTTGTATTTTTTTAACATCTGGAAGATTATGAACACCCTCGTCATCTGGATTATTTTGACCAACACTAAATTTTATGTAAGGTTTAATGTGATTATTATCGCTACCAAAATGCATGGATTGTCCAAATCGACCTTGAATAATCGTATCACCTTGTTCTGGAGCTATAGGTCTGTTCCATTGTGTATATTTGTGTAAAACTAGATTATCTGAATCTCCAGCTTTAGGCCTGTTCATATTAACTTTTCCATACTTATTTAATGGATTAAAATAGTAAAGCGTACCATTGTAATTAGCAATATTTACTATTTCTCCTCTTATCGGGTATGACACAATATGTGGAGATAATGGTCTTATTATTTCATCTAAATACTCTCCACTATCTTGTGAGTATAGTAACCTAACACTTACAGCACCTAAGTAGCTACGATCTGGTATTTTGACATCATTTTTGTAGTAGTAAGGAAATCCTGTTTCTTCATCATCCATATAAACTTTTAAAACTTTAGCAGGTTCTATCTCATAAAACTCTTCAGATGCACTATGTTGCTTTATGACATCCATTACTTGATTTAAGTTTACAAAACCTGTTTTATCCCTTACAGTTGAAACAAACTTAGTTTTTTTTCTATATCCAGGTTGCATATTTAATTCTCAAATATATTTTTTTCTTCTTTAGTTATTTCATCCGTGTGCTTCTGTACATCTGCGGCAACTTCTTCTACCGCACTCATAAGTTGCTCTTTCTCTTTATCTGACAAACCAAATTCATCCTCAGAACCACCCTTTGCTTCGGAAGCTATAATACGTTGTACTATTGCTGCTATCTTTACTAATTGCTCATCATTCTTTACATTGATTTCTAAATACTCTTTTAACATAGGAATGATTTGAACAGCAGTATCACCATCTTTAATAAATCCAACTACTTCTTTCATAAGAACTTCTAGTTGTTTTTTATTTTCTTGTGTATTGGTATATATATCTTCAAATAAGTCTGATAATGACTTACCTTCAAATATTTCATAATTATTTGCCATTTTTTACCTCTTGATTTTTCGTAGAAGAGTGTCATATATAAATATTGTAATTTTCAACTTTTGATTAATATATATGATATTTATATATAGGGTGAGATTCCCTTTTTTGTTAACTAATGGAGAATAAACATGAAGGAAATAATAACAATGATAAAAGGCTATATAGATGACTTAGCTCATCTTATGATGTCTTTTGTAGCTATAGGTGCTGTATCTGAAGTAATATTCGGAACTGGTGTCTTTGGCGTCAACGTTATTGGTAACCTGACATCTATAATCAATCAATTCGGCGAATCTGGATTTGCTGGATTAGTCGCGTTGTTGGTGTTGGTGGGTTTGTTTCGTAAGTAGTTCTAAAACAAAAAAGGGGAGTTTTACTCCCCTTTTTTTTTATTCTCTAATTAGAGAACCTGTATATGATAAATCAACAACACCTTCTTTTTCAAATTCTGTGTACAATCTGTTATTGTATTTCTTCATCACATTAATAATACGGGTGATGTGTTGAGTGTTAGAACCTGTCATTTCACGAATAAGAATGTAAAGAGCTTTCTTATTGAAGTTTTCTATATTTTGTTTTATTCTAAATAAGTGTAATACAGAATCAGCAACTCTAATATCTTTATCTCTTTTGAATATATTAGTTAAATTGTGTTCCCAATATCTAACTAATTCATCTGTGAACATATTATTCACTTCACTTTTTTCTTTATCTGTGATTTCACTTATTATATTTCTTCTGTAATCCATCACATCTAGCTTATCGTGAATTTTACCCATCTTATAGTTCTTATTGTTGTTAAGTATCAGATAGTTTTTGGCAACGATACTAAAGTAAGAAAAGGCTTTACCCTTACCTTCTTTAAATTTGTGCATATTAAGAACTAAGAAAGATACCACTTCATTCTTTACTTCTTCAGAGGATACATCAAAGTAATAGAACTTAAATGTATGAATGATATTTTCAGCCAACTTATCAAAGGCAGCTCTTATATGTTCATTGTATATTTTATTTTTTAGATGAGGATTGTCGGTATTATTATAACGAATTATAGCCTTTTCAGTTCCCTGATGGAAGTAATAATTTTTTCCTTTCTTCTTTCTTTTTCTTCTTTTTCTTACCACTACTTTTTTTGAGCCTGATGTTGCTGTTATTGCTGTAGCCATTATTGTTCTTCTCCTTTGAAGTTATCTAATTGTTTTACTATGTTTTTTATTTCATTAAATATTACGCCAGTCTCATCATCCGATTCAAATGAACCTCTGTAATCTATCTTTTTCAAATCAAATTGAATTTTTTCTACCGCTTCCATAAAGTTTGAAACCCAATCTTCTAACATTTCTGTTTTGGTTGTTAAGTTCCATATTACATAACAAGAAGTTACTAATAAAAGAACCATTAATACAAGCATTATTTCTAAAAACATTTACTTTTCTCCAAAAAGTTCCTCAAATAAATCTTGTGATTTCTCACTTAATTTAGGTGATGGTTGTTTAGTTTCAGTTTTTGGTTCAACTGCTTTTTTCATATTAGTAGCCAGTTTGGTATTGTATTCTTCGTCTTGTCTCATCCATTGGTCGTATTCGATATGTGTCGCCATAGAGTCTGCTTGATGAAGTATATATGCTATATTTGATTTTAGTTGCCAATTTGGGTTGTACGACATATAGTAAGGTTTATTCGCTTCCTCATATAAACCATCAGTTAAACGTAAACCGATGTATTCCCATTCCGACATTTGAACACCGAAGTGATTTAAGAGAAAAATAGCTCGGTCGGTAACGGTCATGTATTGAAGATTCGGATTATGTTTAAATATTTCACCTTTATTCTTACGATGCCATTCGGAGTCTTGTGGGATATAATAGTCTTGATTTAAGTCACCCACCTTTCCTAAGTCGTGATGCATAGCAGCAAAAATAAGTTCTTCATCGGTGAAGTTAATCTCAGCACCATTAGACTCCCACATCTTTTTAATTTGAATAGAACAATCTATCACATGCAATACATGCGCCACATAACCACCTGCCATAGCATTGTGAAAGTGAGCTTTACCACTAGCTGGTGCTATCGGCATTCTATCATCAAAGTAATCATACATATCTAATAACTTTTGACATCTTGGTTCATCAAATGTATCTCTGATAAGTTGTAATAACTTTTCCCAATTTTCTACTATTTGTTTTTCTGTAAGTTGTTTCATTTATTTTCCCGATTTTATTCTTTCTAAAAGTTTTTTTGCCCTATCGTTTGGCACATCATCTTCTCTCATCATAACTAATCTTCTACCCTTTGTTCGCACTCTTTTACTACCGCCGTGATAAGAAACTGGTGTTTTAAATTGACCAGCAGTAACATCTATAACATCCCCATTTTGAATGTTTTTAAGAAACCAATGACTACAATCTTCATGCAACACAAAGTGTGGTTTATAATCGTTGATGTTTTTTTCTTTGAGCAAATCCCACAAAGCTTCTGTAGCAACCCAACAATGTCCGTACAATTCGTGAACTTTTCCTTCTTCATGTTTCTTTCTATACTCTTTTTTTAAATCTTCAATTCTTAAATTATCTAATATTTTTTTAATAGCATCATTTATATCTTCATTATCCGAAAGTGGTGGATTGTTTTTATCCATCACTATTATATCTCTGTTTACGGCATCCGTAAAATCATAAATGTCCATAATTTAATGCAACAAAATGTATTGTATTGCTGTCCTCATGCTTCATTCTATCTCTATATTGAATAGAATATTTGTAGTCATATTCTTCTACTATATAGTCTTTATAGAGTGAATGTGTGAAATCATCTTTGTTAAGTATAATCATATTTTTTGATGGTGATGATTTAAACCACTCAGATAGTTCGATATGCTCTTCTTCACCAAAAACACCATATGGAGAATACGTCTGAAATTTTCTTGTGTATGGTGGATCAAAAAATACAAAATCATTTTTGGCTACATTATCTAATCCACTCTTCCAATCTCCACATATTATTTCTGTATTACTTAGTAAATCGAATAATTTATCATCATATTCAAGAACTTTTATTTTTTTATACCAACCAAAAGGTATATTGAATTTACCACTTTTGGAATATCTCAACATACCAGAAAAAGATAGTTGTCGTAGAATGTAAAATTTAAGAGCGTTATCTAAAGGTTTTGTAAAGTCATTATCTCTGTAATAGTAATAATATTTTTTTCCTAATTCACCAAACTCTTCCTTGCTGATATCTGATTTATCTATACTATTGTATTCATTTACGATATTATTTATGTAGTCAATACACTCTTGTTTACAATCTTTTAATACATTGTAAAAATCTATTAGTTCTACAAAGTTATCTGACACAACATTACTTTTGTGATTTAGGTTCAACCAAACTGCTCCGCCACCAACAAATGGCTCATAGTATGTGTCGAAACTATTTGGTTTATATTGATGTACTATTGGTAACTCTTTAGATTTACCACCACTCCATTTAACTATCGGTTTCATATAATTTTATTTTTTTACCTACCTACTTCTCCTAAGTACATTTGCTTAGCTTCTTCCCAAGTCTTTCCTACTATATCTCCATAGAAAAGCTTCTCTGGTTTAATTCTACCCTCATCAAGTAACTTACTATATCTTCTGATAGCTTTTGGTTTCCACCATTTCATAATGTAATCACTATCTTCAACATACTTTTTCTTCATCTTCAAATCTTTTTCTTCTATCTCACCACGCAAAAATTGTTTACCATTTTCGTATATGTCAGCATAGAAGATACCACGTTTAAATCCGTGTTGGTAGTTAGAACCTTTAACGCCAACCACTTTAAAAATCATATTGATAACTTTTTGTTTTACACCAGTAGGTGGTCCTGCTACTCCTTCTTTCTGAGTAGTTTGTCTGAGATACTCATCTGTTTGATTTTCTTTTAACCACTTATGCCAAACCTCATAAGTTGAGTCATCTGGCTTTAGTGCGATTCTACCTTTAGACTCTCCTAAAGTTTTCCAATGTGGAATTCCATTGTACATTGAATGTATACCATATAAAGATGTTGTAGATGTTCCAACCAAAGTTTGACCATATGTTTTCTTCCAAGCATCTCTAACTACAGATGATGTAACCAAAGCAGCTACTAACTTACCACCTAAGAAATTGTAACCTAATGGTTGAGCGCAACATATAGTAGCAGCAATAGAAGTATATTTAAGTTTACCATCTTTGAATTTGTTATCTTTAGTCCAACCAATAAAGTCGTCTCTAGCACCTAAAGAAGTTACATCAGAACCTAAACCTATGATACCTAATATCTTACGGCTTGTTTTATCTTTGATATAAAATTTTAAATTTCTGCCAGGGTTAGCAGTAAATTCCATTGTGTGTAATAGTTTACGAGATAGTGTCCACAGCTCTACTCCACTTGCATTTCCCTGTTCAACTAATTCTACATAAGGATCCAGAGCTTCTATCTCTGATATAGTTTGTTCTTTGTTATTGATATCAGTTGGCATCCAAATAGCTTTTTCTATCTTAGCGAATTTAGATGCTTTCTGAGTCATTGTATAAACATCAGAATTAAATTCTTGCCATTTCTTATATAGTGTTTGTTCTTGTACTGACATAGACTTTAGAAAGTCTAAGTTGCTGATAAACTTTTCGCGTTCTGCTTCAAAGTCGAACTGTGGTTCGTCAAAAAAATCATTAAAACTCATTATTATCTCAATTGTTATTCGTTAAATAGCCCACGATGGCCAAAAGTTGAGCGGTGGGTTGGAGTCGAACCAACACCTTTTTGATGGAATCAAAACGTCTTTCCTATAAGACTTCCACCGCAATAATATATATTTACATAATTTCTCAAATACAAAAATATTTTGCATTTTTTTCTAAATACCCATATAAGATTTGTATTCGTTTTTCACACTAATCCATTTGTTAATGGTTAGTGGTTGAATTTCTGATTTAATCCATTCAAAGTATCCATCAATACCTGAAACATAGTCAAATAGTTGTTTTTCAATCAACAACTGGTCCTTACTGAATTCCTTCAATACTGTACTTTTATCCCATGTTTCTGGTGAGTCTGTCAATTGATTTGTAACTACACCAAGATAGGTAGATATTGGTTTGTCCACTATTTCAGACAGTACATCCTTCCTATCTTTTAATGTTTCTACTTCAACTTTTGATTTTTTGTTATCCAATTGACCACCAAGTTTCAATTCTATGAGACTGTATTTGTTTTTTCTTAGAAATCCCAAATCAACAATCCACTTTTTATTACCGACTTTCAAATCAACAACCAGTTTTTCATTCTTTGAGAATGTATCATCATTGTATTCAACTGAAGTTTCCCACAATATTTTCTCCCAAAGTGTACCAAGTGAACTATCGTATGAACGACC